CTATTTTAAATTCCTAAATAAAGTTTTCCATGTTTCTTTTCCCACAATTCCATCTGGATTTAAATTACAGTCTTTCTGTAGTGCTTTTATGGCTGTAACAGTTCCATTACCAAATACACCATCTGCACCGTACTGCCCTACTGGATAACCTATATTTATAAGCATTTGTTGTATTATTTTAGTTATTCCACCTCTAGCTCCTTTTTTAACTATTGGTGCTGCATTTAATGTTGCCTCTCCCGCTATTCCATCTACTTTTATACTTCCGAAGCATTGTCCTATTATTTCTTGTTGTAAAGAACTTATTAAAGAATGGTTACCGTATATGGTTGAAGTAGATCTATTTGAATCAGAATTATTATTTACACTTATGAAAATCTTATCTGTAAAGTTATTTAAATCTACATTTCCATTAACACCATTAATCTTACCAGTTTCTGTATATTGATGCCCAACAACATTAAATCCAGTTTCCATAGGTGAATTAACTCCATAATGAGCTATCCAACCTGGATATTGTTTAACCCTATTATCTAAATTATCTCTACCAAAATAACCACCAGTATAAACCATGCAATAATAACTAGATAAAGCTTTAAATTTAGTTAGGAATTCTACACATCTATTACTAATTTCTGTTGTATTTCTACCCATGTTATTTGTTTCTATATCTAAAGTAGGCAATATATTAAACTGTTTATCTTTTATAGCATTCCAAAAGTCTACCGCTTGTTGTGCTGGGTCTGTTTTTTCTGACATAAAATGATAGAATCCAATATTTAATCCTTGTGACCTAGCTCCATTATAATGTTGTCCTAAAACTGGATCTATATATTGCACTCCCTCTGTAGCTTTTATAATTACTACACTAACACCAGCACTTTTTACTGCTCCAAAATTTATAGCACCATTGTGCATTGAGATATCTATTCCTTTTGCCATCTTATAACCTCCTTAAAATTAAAAAGAACAGGTTTATTCCTGCTCTTTACTTTCCTTTACTGCTTGTCTAGCACTAGACTGTCCAAAATAAAATCCTATTATTAATGTAAATACAGAAAGGAATTCTGTACTGGATATATTAGTTTTTAGTGCTAAAATGCAAAATACTATAGTAGTTAGTAATGCTATAATTTTTTTAATCTGTAAAAATTGTTTTAAAAACTCCATGTAAACACCTACCTTTCTAATTTTTCTTCTATCTTATCTACACTTTTTTTAACATCATCTAAAATATTAAATCTCTGTGTTAAATCTGAGATAATTTCCTGGTATTTTCCCTCCCTCTTTGAATTTTCCTTTAAAACATAAAAAAGAAGATATGCAAAAAATATTGCAAACACTCCTTGACTAGCAACCATTTTAATTATTTCATTTTCCATTCTGCACCTCTTTTATAAAAAAAAGAACCTAGATAAACCAAGTTCTTAAACATTTGAACATTTATATGTTTTTATAAATTCTCATTATTTTTATTGTGCATCTAACCACCTGGGTAAAACTTATTATTTTGTAATACCAAAATATGGTTAATACAGCAATTAAAATAACTACTAAAGCTTTTAATATCCCTAATTTTTTAAGTTTTTTTAATACATTTTTATACTTTATAAACTTCATAAACATTGGCAAACCCTCCATTTTTCCTTGATACTAAGTTCTTATTTCTTTCCAGAAAAAATGGAGGATTTTAATAATTTTTTTGCAAATATCGTTCGACAAGCTATTCGACAATTTTAGCAAAATAAAAAAGACTACATATTAATAGTCCCTACTTTGCATTTATAAATTATTTAATTGTGTTTCCTTGTTTATCTATTATGACTTCATATTCTTTACATGTTTATATTGTAATTATAATCTGTTTTATAATTTTATTAATAAAAAAGAGCCCTATTAAGACTCTTTAAAATTACCTATTCTATCATATAAGTATTCACACCATCATAATTAAAATAAAATGTTCCTTCATCTAAAATATTTCCTTCTGCATCTAATGCTTTTACATTTACAGAATGTTTTCCAATATAATTATTATTTAGCGCATCTGAAATGTCTTCCTGTTTATATGTTGAGTTTCCATATCCTTTTATAATATCAGTATTATCTGGAAGATATACTACTTCGAGTTCGTAATCAGTAGCGCCTGGAACTCTACACCAGTAAATAAAACCATGTAAACTCATTTGTGCATGTAACTTACTTCCTGCCCAAGGTGATCTAACAGATTGCTCTACATTATTTAATGATGATGCTTTTACTGTAGTCCCCATAGTTAAACTACTAGCACCTACAATTGAAAGCACCATAATACCTGATAATATTTTTTTAAAATTCATTTTTATCCCCCTATCGTATATAATACATCCTATATACTATTATAACATCTAATTATTGTAATTAAAGTATAAAAATGATTTATTTTGAAGTATTATAATTAATTTCTAAAAAAACCTATTTAAAATTTACTTTTCTATTATATCACTTATATCCTATTTCTTCTTAAACTTCTGGTGTATTTTGGAGTATATAATCCTCTAAAGCTTTTCTATAATCTGTATTTGTTACATCATCTAAAATATAAGTTTTTTGTGTTTTTGGATTTAACCCCATATTTGTTATTCTCTCTGCACATATATTATCTATTGTGTAGTAATTTCTTCTTCTTTCTTTTCTTCTACAATACCTACATCTACTAAAACTTCTTTCACGCATTCTTGTAAATTTAATAGTTTAGGTACCTGCTCATATTTATAAGTACCTCCCATTATTAAAGTCACCCATACCTTTACACAACCACTTTCTTTGTTAAAACTAAACATATTAATCATCCTTTCTTTTATATAATTTATTTTATTAATTATTTTAAACATAAAAAATACACCTCATCTTAAGGTGTTGATTGCATTGCTATTAAATTCATCATTTCTGCTAAACTTTTCTGTGTATCATCTAATTGTTTTTTTAATTGTTCATTTTCTTCTCTTAGTTCCTTTAATGGATTCTTAGGGAGTTCAGGTATAACCTCTTCTGGTTCTCTGGATATTGGAGCTTTTATATATGCTCCATTTTCATATTCATAAAAAATAAATCCATCTTTTATATGTTGATTTTTAATCAATTCTCACACCTCCTAAAAATTTCACTATTGCACCTAGCTTACTTACAGGATAGTAACATCCATTTCCGCCAACTATAAGTTTAAAATTCTTTTTGAACTTCATATATTTATCTCCATGGACGTCAATTGATATAGTGCTTTTTTCATTTTTATCTTTAACTTCTGCTAATGTTTTTACTTCAATTTTACTTTTAATATCATCAAATTGTTTATTAGGAGAAAAAAACTTAGATGCTGTTTCGTCTACAAATTTTGATTCATTAATATTTCCATTAAAACATTCATTAATAGTTAATTTTTGTTCAATTCCTATAATAGCTTGTATAGATGGATGATAATTTGTATGAGAACAGAAAAGCTTATTCGCCTTTATTAATTCATATTCAACATCATCTATAACTACTTTTATTATAGGCTTATCACAATAATACCCTTCTCCACTTATATTCATCTTGGCCATTACATCTAAATATCTAAAAATCCCCCCATTAGGTGATTGTATTGAAATTAATTCATGCTCTGTATATACTGTTTCATCAAAATATAAAGTATTATTCACTCCAATAATATTATATTTATCTAAAGTAAATTGCTCTGGTAAAATATTTTTCATATTTTCTTTTATAAGATTAGTATTTTGTACTATATCATCTGTATTTTTCTTTGTTTTATCTAATGTTTCTTTATCTGCCAAGCAAATTTTTTCTCCCATTATTCCTCAACCTCCTCCAAATATACTAATCCATCTTCTATACTCCATTTATATTTTTTATTATTTTTTATATCTTCAATTTTATTTGCTTGTTTCGTAATATCAGCCAAATCCGACTCTGTTTTTTTCTTAAAACTATTAAATTCATTAGTCTTAAATGTGCTAAAATCCTCTTTATTTAATTTTTCTTTTTCCTCACCAGTACCGCTTAATGTATTTATCTTTTCTTCTAGCTCTATAGTTTTTACTGTAAGCTTTGCAGCTATATCTCCATCTAAAGCGTTTTTGATAGTACCAAACCAATCAGTAAATTCATTCTCCCATACTTCTGTATTTTTAAACCAAGTTGTAAAATCTTTTTCCCATTGTGTAACGTTAGTAGTATACCAGGTACTAAATTCATTTATAAAAGCTTTTGTATTCTTTTCATACCATAAATCAAAAGCCTCTTTTTTCTCTTTAGTCCATGCAGCAATATCTTTGTCATAAGCTTCTTTAGTTTGACTATACCAACTTTGAAATTGATTGAATATTGCTGTTGTATCTACTTGATCCACTAATCCATGAACTATTCCACACAATTCTTTGTTTAATCTCAAATCTGTAATATCAGCTTGTGTTATACTTATAGCTCCTGCATTAATTTTTATATCTGCCAATGCTAATTCATACATGTCTGCATTCCTGGTCAATTGTGGCGTTTTAGGTTCACTAGCAAACTCACCTTTTTTAATTTTTACTCTTATTTCTCTTTCTACAACATCATATCGCAATACTATCTTATCTATTCTATGCAATACACCATCTGCAACATCTATGGGTAATATTAATTCATCTGTATTTATATATATGAATCCATTAATCCATGCCTTACCTGGTTTAATAATTACATTCATTCTATCTGTTTCTAATACTTGTAACTGTTTAGCAGGATTAGGGAAAACACCATTACCTATAAATGTAGCAAAATACCCTGCAAAATTATCTGCTTTATATACCCTATCCCACGTATCACCTACTTTCATAGCATTAAAAAACCCTGACTTCTCCATTATCTCACATCCTTTTTAGATACCTTTTTTATCTTATCTATAATAGTTGGAATGTTATTTCCAAAAGTACATTCTAAATTAAAACCATTAACTTCATATATCTCTTTTATCTCCGTAATTCTACTATTAAGAGTAATACTCCATTTACGGTCCATAACTGTTACAATATCGCCCAAATCCCAATCTTGCATATAATTAAAGGAACCGGAAGAAATTACACTAGATTCAAATGTTTCTATTGCTTTATATTCTTCTAATTTTTGTTCTCCCATAATTTTTACTTCTGTAACATCTTCTGCTTGATTACAGTCTATAAAAATTTCCCTTCTAGATAGTCCATTAGTTTCTCCAATTTGTTGTATTAACCGTTCTTCGGCGTCACCTTTGCCACCAACATAACCTACATTCTTATAATTCATTAAATTTTTTAAAAAGTGTTTGTTTTTAACATTATCAAAGTCAACTGAAAATATAACTGGTGGCAGTTGACTTTGATCTGCAGTAAGGTTTCTTCCATCTATTACATCAAATATAAATTTATTATTGTCAGTATCTAATGTAATATCCCAACCTAAATTACTATACTCAGCTATTTCAGTAATTTTATCAGATAAGTTTTCATATCTAGCACGCCATGCATCTTGTTTCCCTCTTTGTTTATCTTCAGCAATAACTAAATTAGGAATAATTCTATCTTTATCTACTGGATTTACAGTATTATTATTTACATATTGTTTTATAATAGTTTCCTGTGATCCTTTTGCATTATCATATCCTTGTCCTATGGGTGGTATTATTAATCTTCTTGTAACTATCCCTTTTACAGTAGGTCCTTTAATAACTAACTGCTCTTTACCATCTTCATTCGTAGATTTATCCATAAACTCTATTATTCCAACTTTATTAAAATAAGCTCCTAAAAGGATTAGGTTATCCTCCTGGAGCTTATCTACATTATTTTTTTCTAGATTTATGTGAAGTTCAAATTCTCCTACTCGGCTAAATCTTCTTATAAATATGAGAGATTCATAGTCATCTATTTCACCCAGTAAGTTAAAATCTTTATCTATAATTCTAATTGGTACCTTATTCATAAACTACACTCCTATATAAAGTGGCTTATAGTATAAAGCCATTTCTAAGTTATCCAATCCTTTTTCTGCATCATACCTTAATAAATTATCTCCAACTTTTAGCTGCAAAAATTCACTTGCTAAATCTATATAATTAAATACATTTATTTTAGTCCCATTACTTTTTATCATTTCTACTCTTTTATTACCGAAAGATGTATCTATAACCAGCTTATCTCCAGCTTGTAATGTCCTTTTAACTTTAATATATTTTCTAGTATATACATCAAATAGACTAGGATTAACAACTGTTGCAAGTGCTTTAAATTCGATACGCATACCACATTCTACATCCCCACGATTTTTAGCATTAACAATAAGATTACTTACTCTATGTCCCATAATAATTCCTGTTTCTTCTGGGATTATTAAAGGAAAATGGAAATCACCTACCCAAAGAGCTATTTCTTCTTTTTCTTCTATTAAATCCATCCATAAAGGATCAGGACAATAAAGCTGTATTAAGAATTCTTGCAAATCATTTACAGGTTCTTTAAAGTTTGGTGGAGTGTCTACAATACAATTTATAACATGTTTACTCGCATTATTAATGTATGTAAGTGTTCCATTTATCTTAGGATTAAATATGCTACAAAGCTTTTGCCTTTTTTTATACATATCCTCTACACTATCTCCAACTATAGCTCCTTCTATTGGTAAAATTCTTTCTTCTAAAAGAGTATCATGATGAGTTTTACCATCTTGTCCAGGAGATTTACTTGTTAATATTGTAGTTTTAGAACCTCCTGTACCTTCAATTTTAGTTAAAATAAAAGGAGCAGAGTTTCCTAATTCTATACTCTGTCCCCTTTCATTTTTAAATATAATTTTTTGCAACTTTCACTCCCCCTAAGGCATATTAAAATTTAAATTTCTTAACATTACTTCATTTTGTCTTCTTATTTCACTTGGAGATAATGCTCTAGGGCTATTAAAAGTAAAACTATTATTGTTAACTACACTGTTACTGTTGTCAATAGTAGACCTTACATTGCTAGAATATTGTTGAATTGAATTTATGGCAGAGGATTGCGCAGCCATTGAATTTAAAGCTGAATTTCTAGCAACCTCAAAACTTTCCTGTATACTAGCTATCATGTCCTTAAGTTCCTCTATTTTAGGCTTAAAACCCTCTACAAGTTTTTCTCCAAGGCTTTGTCCCGCTTGCTGATAAGCTTCTTCATAAGAATGCAATAATTCAATAATTTCCTTTTGATTATTGTCCATTATAATTCTTTCGGCTTCAGCCTGGAGTGCTGCGTCATTGGTTTTTTTAGCACAAAAGCTCCTAAAATCTTCAAGTTGTTTTTCTAAACTTTGTCTATTGCTTTCATATATAGAGTTAATATTTTTTAATTCATTTTCTTTTTGTTCCTGTAACTTTTCCTTTTCTTCCTGGAGTTGTTCTTTGTGAAGTCTTTTTTCTCTCTCTTTAAGAAGATTATTAAGCTCCTTTTGAATTTCAATTTTGTTGAATTGATTATGTTCATATTCTAATGCTGTCTCGAGTTGATTTATTTTTTTTAGTTCTTCTGCATTCTTATCAGCTTTATCTTCTTCTACAAGTTGTTTATCTATAGCTTCAATCTTAGCATCATAAAAGCTCTCTATTCTTTTTATGGATTCATCTTTCCATCTATCTAGTTCCTTTAATTCTTTGTTTATGTGATCTTCTTGTGCCTTTAGTTCATCTTCGTATCGTTGCTTTAAAGCTGATTTAATTCTATCAACCATATTATTAATACTATCAGATACTTTTTTATCTGCTTCTTTTTGAGCATCTATAATCTTTTGTTTTACATCCTCAACTGTGTTTCCCATGTTGATTAGTTCAGTTTTAGCTTCTTCTAGCGACTTTTTAATCTTTACAGTTTCCTCTGCTGTATATCCAAAAGTTTTTGCTAATTCTTCATATCTATTTTTAAGAACCTCTATCTTTTGTCCCTGAAGAATAACTATAGCTTGATGATTTAATAAATTTTGATTTAAATCTTTAGTATCAATACCTAATCTTTTTATAGCTTCATTATATTCATTTATTGTATTGTTAAATACATTTTCCTGTACTTTAAGAGATTTTTTAACTTCTTTTTCTCTCTTGTCTAGTAATTTCATACCATCATCATAATATTCTTTAAGCGCCCTTTTTGAACGCTCTAAGCTATCAACTTGTGCTTTCTGGTTCGCTTTAGTGGTATTCAACACTTGTTTTTGATACTGTCTTAAAGCAGCTATCTGATTAGCATAATTAGCCTTAGCATTTTTATCTTTAGTATTCTTTTGCAACTTCTGATAATAGGCTATTTGTGAATCTATTCTTGCCTTTTCTGTTTGTAGCTCTATGCTATTTTCATTTTTAAGTATCCTTAGCCTATCTTCTATGCTCTTAGATCTATTATCATAATCTTCTTTTAGATATTCTTTGGATTTCTCTATTTCTTCTTTATTTAACTGATCTATAAATTCTAAGTACTTTTGATATTCTTTCTTACTATTGGCTCCCCAATTTAATTGTTTTGCCAATCTATCTTTCATTACACTTTCTGATACACCAACTCGAGGATTAACAGCTACACTTTCTTTAGCCTCCGACATGGCTTCATTTGCAATATCTTCAGGGCTATTATTAGCCTTAGTATCCCCTAACAATGATGTTAATATCTTTTTAGATTCTCTATTATTAAATACTTTTTCTCCACCATTAAATAATCTATACTGCCTAGATGCTACTATTTCAAAACCGTCCTCAGCTACTTCATGTATTCCTGCTTCTGCAAAATCAGTACCAGCAGCATATCCTTTAGGATTTTCAATTTGCTTTTTAGATAATTTTTGTTTCATAGAATTAGATTGAGTATTATTAAATATTTTAGTCCCCTGAGGCAAATCTACTAGTTTAGGTCCTTTACCTGGCAATTGTATTAATTCGCTACCATCTTCATCTATCCATGTTAATCCACCTCTCCAATAACTTGTTCCGGTCCAATTCTTTCCCACATTTGGAACAAAAGGTTGATTTGGATTAATAACTTTTTGTACTACGCTAGCAATAAATGGGTGTTGGCTAAGCCAACTTTGTGCATTAGAATGTGCATCCCTTATCCAATCGAAAAGATTATAATTTATTTTAGATTGTGCTTTTACAGGATTTTCATATATATTCTTATGAGATTCTTTATATTTACCTTCAATTTTTTGAAAAGGAACACCATTTTTTAAATCCTTGTCTATATCTTCTCTAGCTTTTACAGGATTGCCATATATCTGATTAGTGCCTCTATCCCATGCACCTACTATTTTCCCTGTAGTATTGTCAATTTCAATGTAACAATCATGCATTTGTCCTGTTGCTCTATCCTTAATACTATAATATCCACTAGTTGTAATTTCTTTTAATCCGTTCATTTTAGATAAATAAGTATTCATTTCAAGTGTTTTTTGTTGTTCTTGTTTATTTAGCATAGTGCCATTATGCAAATCTAAATAATTTAATATTTGTCCATTTTTTTCTATTGCTGCATCCAAGAACCCTTGATACTTTTCATTCTCTACACCTATTTCTTTTTCTTTTGCACCTTCTAATTGTTTTATTTTATCCCCAATTAACTTTTGTGTTTCTTTATCAGCATCTTTAGAATACAACTTTAAATATTCTATTTGCTTATCATAATTTTCTTTTGTTTTCTTTATTTCTTCATCTCTAGCTTTTGCCTTTGATTCCATTAACTTAGATAATCCTTCCATATCTAAGTCTTTCATACGAGCATTGAAATCCGCTTGAGCCGCTAAAAGTTCTTCTTTAGATTTAACAGTATTTTTCATTTCAATTGACCCAATTTGCTGGGTTAATTTTTCGATTTCTTTTAGTGTATTCTGCCTAACATCTCCAGTTTCTTTACTAGCTCTTTTTTCTAAATCTAATATTTTCTTCTTAATATCCTGTATCTTTTTTATTTGGTCGTTCCCACTTTTATTAAGAGACTCTAATATTTTTTTCTCATTGGCATCTAATCCATCAGCTTTAAAGCTATCCTCTAGAACTTTTTTTATTTCGGGCTGCTTAGATTTAATTTTATTAATAGCACTATTACATATATCATCTAATTTTGCATTTAATTTTTTTCCAGTTTCAGAATCTGCTAATTTATCTAATTTAGCAGCTCCTTCTACTTCCATATTATAATTAGCTATTTTATTAGCTATACCATCTAATGCTTTTTGTGACTCTGGGCTTACTTTTTTACTCCATTCCCTATGTTTTACATTCATTTCTTCTAACTGCTTATTAGTATGAATAACATGTCCATTTAATCCCGCCATAGCTGTTTGCAAAGTTCCCATATCTTCTGCACTTTTTATACAACTGCTATCTAAATATTGCGTATTTTTATGTGCTAGATATATGGCTCCTCCAACTGCTATAATTCCTGCCGCTACTGGTAATGCTATGCTACCAACTGCTCCAAGTCCTCCTACAAATAACCCAAGTCCTCCTGAACCTCCAGCAACTTTTGCAGCTGTACCTACACCTTCAACTGCGGTAGCTACGGTCGAAGCCTCTTTAAATATTCCGAAAAATACTCCTACTTTTTTTCCTGTTTTAAGTAGAGTACCTACACCTTTAACAGCTCCACCTAGCCCGCTTATAAATGGTCCTAATGTCGCACTAGCAAGCGCTGTTTTTATTATAAATTCTTGTGTAGCAGGACTTAACTTATTCATCCGATCAGCAAATTGTGATATTAGATTTATACCTTTTTCTACAATTGGAAGTGCCTTTATTCCCAATTCCATAAGAGAGTTTTTGGCTTTATTAATAGCTTTAGCAAATTTAGCTTCTGTAGATTGTTCCATCTTATTATAAGCATCTTCTAAAGCAGTAGTATTAGTTTGCATTTCTTGCATAGATGCATTATATTTTTTCATCCCGTTTTCACTAGTTAACATTAAAATACTGTTTAACCCTTCTACTGAGCCAAACATAGTAGCCATTGCAGAAACTGGAGAATCTGCTGCTTGTGCCATTCTCTCCAAGTCTTTACTTGCATTTTTTTGTGCTTTGCTTAATTCCTTATATTCTTTAGTACCTTTCTTACCTGCATTTTCTAGCTCAAGCATTTTATGAGCATTGTCGCTCATGCTTTGACTCAATTTGTCAAATTCAGGGCTTGCATTAGATAATCCTTTCTTTACGTCTTGTAAAAATCCCATCCAGCCCTTACTCTGTAAGGCCGAAATGGAGAAGTCTATACCTAATTGTTCTGCAGCTTCTCCTGCTTCCTTTGAAGGCTTTATTATATTAGACATAGCTGCCTTAAGTGCTGTAACTGATTCTGAAGTTGCAAGTCCTTGAGCTGTTGTACTAGCTAAACTAGAGAATAATTCTTCTGTTGTAACTCCTAACTGAGCTGTAATAGGAGTAATTTTACCAACAGCACTAGCAAGTTCACCAAAAGTTGTTTTCCCTAAGTTTTGACAAATTAACATTTGATTTGAAATATCTGTAGCTTTGTCTGCTTCTAATCCATATGAATTTAAAACAGTAGTTAACCCATCAACTGCAGTTGATGTCTCTGTGAAACCCATTATTTTTTATTTCATAGGCTCTTTAACCTATTACTCCTTATAATTTCTTATAAGATAAGACTATATCTTTACCCTCGTCTTTCCGTTAGGGTAGTGGGTGCTCGTGTTGGTATTATTGTTTGTCATAACTCAACCATTAGTCGTTACACCTTCCTACTACTTTTATTGACTTTAATAGGCTCGGCTCGGTATTGACATATTTTAAGTATAATAAGAGAGAGTGCTATGGTAAAACACTCTCTAATATAGTTTCTATATTATCAAACTCCCAATATGGTATCCTTAAGAGTTTTATATTATTATTTTTACAATAATTATTTTTAATTTTATCATGTGATTTTTGGATTTTTAAATCATTTCCTAATGTAGTTTTCTTATAATGAAATTCACCATCATATTCTATACAAATATTATATTTAGGTATATAAAAATCAAATGGTAACGGTCTTTTATTTTTACAGTTTTTAAAGCGATATTGAGTATTAAACTTAATTTTATTTATACTTAAATACTCTTTTATTCTTTTTTCACCTTTACTTTCAGTACAATAAGGGCAACCTGTATTCCCAAAAACTATATTATCATATTCTGCTTTAAATTTATGCCCTTTGTTACATTTTAAAATTGCTTTGCTATTTGTATTCTTGTAATGCCCGTCAACCCAACTCATAAATTCAAATCCCTTAGATTCTATTTCTAAAATAGCTTGTTCTTGTTTCTTTCTAAACAAATTGCTCATGTTTTCTTTTCTACATTCAGGGCATCTATTCCCTGATTTAAAATCATTAAGTGTCATTTCAAAGATATGTTGATGTTGACATTGAATACTTAATTTACTACGTGCATTTATATAGTCCTTACTTACTAAAATATATTTTTCTTTTTCAAATGTCTTATACACTTCTTCATAACTTAACTTTTGCTTATTTTTTATAGATTTCATTCTACATTCTTTACATTGAGCTGATTGATTTCCTTTTATAACATCAAAAGTTGTTTTAAAAACATTTCCACATTTGCATTTTAGTATTAACGGTTTTTTATTATTTATATATTCATCGCTTAATAAATCACAACCGGCATTTATTTTTATATAATTTTTAATATACTCATAATCATGCTTTCTTTTTTTAATCTGATTTAATCTACCACATTTTGAGCATTTTCTTTTGTTTCGATCTTTAAATTTAGCAAAAGAAGTTTCAAATTCATCTCCACATATACATTTAAACTTCATTTTAGTTGAATTATTAATGTATTCAGTAGATAATAATTCACATTCCGAATTGTTTTTTACAAAATCCCGTAATTCTTCAATATTTAATTTTTTAGGCATAATAAATAACCTTCCTAACCCATCCAATATTTACATTGTACCATAATTTCTCTTATTTTCTACACTTAAAACTTAGTTTCCACCGAATTCTCCCACTAGTTTATGCTACAAGTTTCCTTATAGCCGGGCAGTTTTGTTTACCCTTTGCAGCTTTAACTGCAACATCTAAGAAATCAACTGCTTTGGCCGTATCTACTGAACCAGATATAGCTTGATATAAAGATTCATTTAATTCTTTAGTACTCATTCCCGTTTTGTTAGAAAGGTCAATTACTCCTCTTTTTAAATCTTCTATTGGAACTTTTGTAGTATCTGCAATTGTACTTACCTTAGCAGCACCACTTTCAAAATCAAATGCAAATTTAGTAGCTGCAGTACCGGCACCTATAATAGGAAGAGTAACATGAGTTGTAAGTTTATTACCTATACCTTGGAGTGTATCTCCTACTTTATCAAATGTTTCATATTTTTTATCTATCTTTTCAAATTCATTACCTAGTATTTTTAATCTACCAGCAAAAGTAGTAGTTTCCTTTTCTGCCTTTTTTAATTCTTCTCCCAAATTAGCATGAGCTATTTTTAAATCTAATATTTTGCCTTTGTATTCTTCAGCTTCTTTAGAATTTTTGCCATACTCCTGTTCAATTACTTTCAAGAGAGATTCATGTTTTTTAATTGCATCTCCTAGTAAATTCATTTCTTTTTTTAAAGATTCTACTTTCTTAGAATTATCAAAAATTCCCTTGCCTGTTTTCTCTTGAGTTAAGTCAAATAATTTATAACTTTTTTCAATATTACTTATCTGTAAGCTTGTCTTTTGATAACTTTCATCAAGTCTTTTCATGTGGTCCGCTACAGTATATATAGTCTTACTAGATTTTTGTAACTCATTAGACAATTCTGCATGCTTAAGCTTTAAATCTAATACATGAGATTTATAATTTTCATACTCCTTGGAGTTCTCACCACATTTTTTACCAATATCCTCTAAAGTCTTTTCAGACTTCTTGATCTCATCATCTAATAACTTCATACTAGATTTATAAGCTTCAATTTTTTTACTATTGTCTTCTAAGCTTTTACTACTTGATTTATTAGCATTTTCCCAAAGCTTATAACTTTTCTCTATATTAGATACTGCAGTATAAACCGACTTATCCATTATAGAACTTGCTTTTTCTGTACCCGTCTGCAATTTATAAAAGCCCTGCAACGCTTTCGTTACAGAGCTTTCAAACTTATCTAGTCTTAAATCAAGACTGGAATATATACTCCCTAATTCTACACCTATGTTATTCACCTCCTATTTTGAGGTATAAAAAAAGAACCGCATAAGCGATTCTTTTAATATATTATATTTTTACTTCAATAAATTTATTGCTTTTATTTGTGGTATTCTCTTTAAGAGTATTTCAGCATCTTTATTATTTGGATCTAATCTAGTAGCTTCTTCTAAAAGGATATTAGCTTTATCTACGTCTTTTGTTAAATTCCTGCGTGCTAATTCAGTTAAAGAAAGACTAGCTAATTGATTTCCTCTTTTCTTACCAAAATATATTTTCCACTCGCCATTATCATTTACAACATACATTTTGGGTTCTAGTTTTTGTTCTTTATTTTCATTATCATCATTAATTTCTTCGCCTTTTTCAGTAACATTAAATTCTACAATATTCTTAAATTCTATATCTTCTAGACTCCCTTTAAATTCTTTTACTTTTTCAGCTTTTATGTCTTTTAATTTATATATCTCTTTTTCAGCATTTCTCCATTTGGTAAAATCCTCTTTTTTAAAATCTTTTTTACTCTGTTCACAAAATGTATCATAAGCTTTTTCAATATTATTATTTTTTATACTATCATAATAAGTATTTAAAGTTTCTTCTGGATTTCCCTTTGGAGCACAGCCTACTAATGCTATTAATGCAAAAGATAAAATAAGTACAAATAGCAATGAAATTTTATTAAATATTTTCTTCATGCAATCCCCTCCGATATGTAAATATATATCAATTATATATTATATATTACAATATTGGAATGGTTACCCCAAAAGCATCTTTAATCCTGGATTATCTTTTCTATCTTTGTTTTTAATTTCAAATCGTGGTTTTTCTCCATTCTCTATTCTATATATAAACTCTGTCATGGCTTCATCAAGGCAATAAGCTATATATTCATCATTTATTTTTAGTATCTCACTTGGTGTCTTATGATACATCTTTACCATTGTCATTAGACTTATTATCTTCTGACTTTTTACGAAATGGTTCTAAGGTTCTTACCCCGTGTACTACAAAATTATATATTATTATTTTCTGCTCATCTGTCATTCCTATAGCTTCTTGAACTTCTTCAAATGTTGGCTCAACCATTGTTGTTTCACAAAATAGTTCAGCAAGCTCATTAACAGTTTTTAAACTATCTTCATCTTTTCCTCCTGGTCCTTTGCCTTGGAATAAATCTATTACAGGTCCCATAAGTGGATTTGGTATCTTCCCTTTAGCTGCTAAATCTAATAAATTAACTCTTTGTAATTTAACTGTAAATGTATCTTCTACATCCCATCCAGGTAATTCTACTTCTATATATTTTTTAGCCTTTAATTCCTCTATATTTGTTACTGTCATACTAATTCCTCCTAAAATTTTAAGGTTCTTGATTATCTATAATATTAGATTCTTTTTTACCCTCTTCTATGTCTTCTGGTAATGAATCAACAAATTCTATAGATTTTATAGGCAATTTAGCTTTAGTGTTTTCTCTGCATTTAACTTCAAACTCCGGTGAAAAGAAATCTTTTTTGAATCCCATTTTAAATGCTTTTCCAGTACATTTGTTAAACGTTACTTTAGCATAGTTTTTAATATCTTCACCTTCATAATTAGCTACAAATATATCAGCTTTGAATGGTTTTATCTTGGAACCTTCACTAAGCATTGGTGTATCATATCCTACAATTTTAGTAGGGTCATCTTTATCATAACGAATTGTTCCACCTTCAATTAATGCTGCTACTGTTAATTCAAATGTTGTATTTTTCATTTTTAGTTTATATCCATACAGTAAATCCGGAGTGCTAGCTGTAGCTAATATCTTTTGATCATCTCTTAGCTGTTTTTCTTGTCCTTGTGATATTTCAGGATCTGTTTCTATTTCACTATCACATTGAATATTAATTGGGTTACCTCCACTTAATGGTAAGCCTGTAAGTGGATCTAATGGTGTTAAAATCACTTTTTTAACATTATATAAAATTTCTCCTGTTGTACTCATAATCTAAATTACCTCCTTCGGTATTTTGTATTTTAATCTTCTAAAATAAGCTTTCTTTTCATTTTCTATAATTTCTGGTGTAATATCACCTGTAAATTCTAATTTTTCATTTAAGGGTTTCTGGGCCTTATCTAACATTTCATCAAGTACAGTTATATCTCCTAATGGAGCATATAAAAAAACATGAACAAACTGCCAACCACAATTAGCGTTATTCATGCTCTGTACCTGATTATCAAATTTTAATACTATATAAGGGTCTACACATTCTCCCTCATGTTCTCCTATAGCATAACAAGGGTAAATAGGGTCTACTATATCAAATATTTCTTTTCTTGTCATTATAAAATCCCCTGCTTTTTCAGCTCTGTTTTAACGACCTTTTTCCACCCTTCCATAAATTGTGGTGCAAACTCTTGTATAGCTCTTTCAAGTATTGCATATTTACCTTCGTTACATAGTTCAAGATATACTCCATAGTCAACTTGATGGCTTAATGCAACCATTAATATATTAGTATTTGTCCATTTAACTGTTGCTTTAAGGAATAACGTAGCATGATGTGTATTATCTGTCCATGGTTTATTAGCTTTGGCCCATTTTTCCATATCTGCTGCTATTTGTAGAGAATCTAATACTAATGCCCCCTTTAATTTTGGTGTAAATTCCTTTAATTTTTTCATTGCTTCATCTAATCCATGCATTTCTAATTTACAACCATCAGCCATTCTTAATCACTTCCAAATCGCTATTATAAATATCCTTAATAATCTTTCCTGGATAAGTTACTCTATATTTATATCCATTAGTTTTAAAGTAATCTCCTTCTTTTATTTCTATACCTTCAGTTACTGCAAACATTGAAATACCTCTAGTTCTTTTAACAGTCCCAGATTCTTTTACATTATCTAAAATCAAATTGTGTTTAGTATCGTCAAGGAAAATATCTAACTCACTTACTTTTTTTTCTTCTTCTCTACCACCATGCATTCCATTACTAATAAATTCTTTTCTACATAAAATTATATGTGTTGGCCTTTTAGCTATGCTTTTCTTAGCTTGTGCTTTTATTCTTGCTTCATTTATCACTGTGCATCAACTCTTTTCATTGATGTTTTATATCCTGTTGTAGTTCCACTACCTGATAAACTTCTTTCATAATCGTTTTTATATTGTTCTGCAAGTCCTAACCAATAATCTCTATTGCTTTCAGTTTTAAGAGGACCAAGATTTGTTCCATCATCAGCAGTAGCTTTTAATAGACATCCTTTCCAACTAGCTTTCAGCACATTATTATTATTGTTTTCTAATAATATTTTAAGTTCATTGTCTTCAAAATAAGGATACTGTCGTTCTTGGAGATTAAACTTTATTATTTCTATAGGTGTCATTCTTATTCACCTTCTTCTATTTCAGCATATTTTTTTAGCTCCCCTAAATCACATTCCTTAACTTCAAATTCTTCATTAATTTTAATATGTTTACCTCCATATTTTATATATTGCTTTGCTTTTGCTTTAAAAACTTTCTTTTCATCTACACTTTCATCTTCTACATTTTTTGTTTTTACTTTGTCCATAATTTAATTTCTCCCTTCTTTATATAAAACTAAAGAGCAGTCATATCGACTACTCTAATTAATATACTGTTGCAAAGAATACTTCATCTGCTCTATCAAAGCTTACTATAGGCATTACACTTACCTTAGTATCTACTGTAACTGGATCAGCTTTTACCATTGTAGTTATTGCTGTACCATTTACAATACCTGCCATAGTAGTATCAAGTTTTCCACTTCCATGAGTTTTATCAAATTCTTCCGGAGTTGTACCATATACTGTATTTCCTAAAGTTGTACCACTTGTAAGTGTGATTTTATTATCTTCATAATATTGGACTGGTGCTGCACCTTCATATGGATAGTATGTTGAATCATCTAAAAATACAATTGTTAAACCCATAATTTCTTTTGCAAATTGTAAATAATCTTTTTGAGATAATATTCTGTTGTGATTCATAACATTTCCATTTAAATGAGCAGTTATTTTCTTATTTATTAGGAACGTATTATCGAATGTATTCTCTGTTAATAATAATGTAGTTGGCTTTGGATATTGATCATCTTTTATAATTTTCTGCCACTTCTTAACATCACCAACAATATCAGCATCTGCATTTGTCCATTTGTCACTTGATGTTAATACAACTTTATGAGTAGATGGAACTCCATAATCAACTATTACATCTCCATCCTCTTCATCACTTGAATAAGCAATTTGACCATTTTGAATAACTTGTGCTGCCATAGCTTTGGGCATGATTTCAGAGCCTTTTATAAGATTTACTTGTCCATCAAATATTTGATCTGAAATAGTCTTAACCAAGTTTTCATTATTACATCCGACTGCTGTTATTAGTTCCCTTCTTGTTGTTTCATCAATACCAACTGATTCTTTGAAAAATGGAATTTCTGTACTTTGTACGGTTATATCAGCAGATAAACTTCTCATCTTAGCAGCTACATCAAATGTACTTTGTCTTAATGCAATAGGTTTTTTCTTAGCTCCTTTTGCATTTTCAAGTTTTGTTCCAAGTATTTTTTTTGCTGGAAACAATGATTTTTCTAATGCTGCTTCTTGTGGCAACTGCTTCATGTATAAAGCAATATTAGCTGAATTTATATAGTCTTCTAATTTAATCACTTTTCATTCCTCCTTATTTACCAAATATAATCATATTTAATGCTTTTTTTTCTACTGCAGCGTTAATAGTATCAAGTTTAACAGCTGATTCATAAACTGCCCCATGTACGAATACTGGTACAATTTCACAAGCATTATCTGTAATACCATCTTTAGCCATAGAATTTCTGAAATTTACATCTTGATAAACAATTCCATAAACATCTGTTGTTGTAGATGTTGTAATAACTGGTTTACCCTCTGCTGTAATTAATGTTCCTGCCTCTAAAATTTCATCTACATTTAATTTTGTTTTTATATCTGCCTTTTTAACTTTTAAAGGTAAACTTATAAAGTGATCCCCTCCAATAAGTCTTAATTTTTTGTGTGAAGCTCCTATTTTATAAGAATTTTGATGCATTGACCATTCCTCCTTTATTAATTAGCTGCAAATGTGCTAATATCTTTTACTTGTTTTAATGATTCTGCCTTTTCTTTTCCTAGCTGCTCTGCAAAATTAGTATTAGTTGGTTCTCCAGCATTTTTATCACCTCCACCTGTACCAAAAGAACCTGTACCTTTTATTTCTTTTTCAAATAAGAAATCATGTGATTTTTGAAGTGGTTCAATCTGTTCTTTAAGTCCTATAATATTTTCACCATCAACTTTTAGCTTTTCTTTATCTATAAGCGCCATAATAAGCTTTTTATCCTTAACATTAAAATTACCTAAACCTTTTTCTAAAGCATTATTAAAATTAAAATCTTCTAATTGTTTTTCATAAGTTTCCTTTTGCGCTTTATTATCTTTTTCAAGTTGCTCTACCTGTTCTTTTAAGCCATCAACATCTTTATACTTTTCTTTTAAATTCTTAAGTTGAACATCTCTTTCTCCAACTTGCTTTTTATATTCCTTTATTGAATTGTTTGCAGTATCTAGTTCTTTCTTCTCTACGTAGTTAGAACTGTCAACTAGATCTATATCTTTGTATTTCTTTTGTAAATCTTCTGGTATTTGAGAATATGCTTCTCCTATAATGTCTTTTAGTTTTGCCATTGTTATAATTCCTCCTAATCTCTAAAAAGATAAAAATAAAAAAAGCTATACAATCTTTAACTTTTAAAATAGTCTTAACTGTTCAAATTTTTTAATTGTCAATAATCTTGATACTGTAGTAATTGTTTCTATTATTTTTTTAGAATCTTCTACACACGTATCTTCCCATTTATTAATACCTAATAATCCAAATACCCAATCTTTAACTATTTGAACCTCTTCACCATTATTAGTTAATGACTTAATCATTTTGTTATAATCAAGTTTTGTTTTATGACTAGGTTTATACTGTTGCTTAGCTTCTTCCGTAAGTCTTTTAAATTCGTTTACTGTATTTTTTAATTCTTGAATTTCTCTTTTTGCTAGTATTAATTGATTAAACTTAACTCCTTGTTCCATTTGGTTAAACTTATTTACATAATTAGCAGTAAATAAAATATCTTTTTCACCTGTAAATTTATTAGCTATAAATTCGCAACCCATTTTGGTAAATAAGTAACAAGCATTTTCTTTACCAGTTTCATCTTTATAAGAGGATTTTATGAAATAATCACTCACCACCATTTGGTTGTCAGTTAAAACTTTGATATATCCCTTTCTATCCTTACACCTTCTAATTTTCTTAATATCTCCCAATGCTTTCTCCCCATCATTTGAGCTACTTCTCTACTATCTAAAGTTAAATTATCATTATTAATAGTTGTTACTTCACATCCCATTAATTTCACTCCTTTTTAGATAAAATAAAAAAGCCTCATTTCTAAGACTTACACTTTGTACCTCTTTCTCAAACATGGTAAAATTTTGTTGAAAGGAGGTGATTTTATGAGTAATTTAATTAAACCCGGAACGGATAACCAACCAGCTGGTAAATATAAAGAGGTTGGTCCACGTGGTGGAAATGTTCCTAAACCAAAAACTGTAACTATTGATCCTGGTGATAGGCTACCACCTACACAGGAAAAAGGTCGTAAATGGGAAAAAATTAAATAGCTAAATTTCTATTCTTTTTTTCCATATGCAGAGGCAGAAACTGAATATATTTATTTGTATCCAAGCCTCTGCATATCTTTTTCCATTTTCCTTATACTTTGTGATATAATGATGCATAATTTTCACCTCACTTTTAAATATATTCAATAAATTTTATTTATTTTCCATTAATTCTATTCATCTCCTTTTTGAACTCCTTCTGAATATTATCTATATCCTTATCAGCTAAAACTTTATCCATATCATTAGTATTCTTAAATTTCCTTAAGCTTTTTATTTTAATCCTTCTCTTAAGCTTCCTACACTTAGTATTCATAACACACACTAAATGCTTTTGATTACAATAAGGACATTCATAACATACTTCTGTATACATTGCTCCTAAGTATTTTTCTTTAAGTTTGTCCTGTGACATTTCAAATTCTCTTTTACAGTTATCACATATTACTTTCATATTTCCTCCTATACTGCTATACCATATTCTTGTCCATAATTATCTAACCATTTATCCAGTTTAGGATTGTTTTCTCCATTAATCCACGCTATTAATTCATCTCTAGCCTTTTCAACTGGTATATTTTCTTGAATAGGATAACAAATGCAATTAGGATGTGCTGTCGGATATTTATCAGCCGGATAAATTCCAGAACCTAAATCATAATTGTCTTGTGTTGCATACTCATCACAAATATCTTCACCATGTCTAGCTACTTGTCTTTCATAATGACTAGGACTTAAATTCCATTTTAATCCTATATTAAAAGGATTCATTTTTGAACCTTGTATATATGTTTCTGTACTTATATGAGTAAGTGAAGTTCTAGCAAGCCTTTGTGCTTGATATGAAATACTCTTATTTATTCCTGGTATTCTTTTATGAATTTTCATTTTCTTTTTAGGATTTATATATTTATTAATTTCTTTTGCTAGATCTCTTGCATTAGTTCCTGCTGCTGCATTGATTTTTATGATTCTATCTATATCTGCAGCATTTCTTTTAGTTAAATTCCAAATCCTTTGATCTAATGTTTTCCCATCTGCATAATAATTTCCACTTATAAATTGTTTAACAGTATTGTTTGATAATTGAGCAAACATTTTATTGAATGAACTCTTTATATTTTGTGTAGGAGCTATATTATCTAGATAGCTTAATTGTACTGCGCTAGCTATTTGTGAACTAGTCTCTATACCATCTTTAATAAATTTACTCAAATTATTTCTTACCTCTAATACATATCTATTAATTGATTTATCTAATTCATTTAAATATCTAGCAGTTAAACTTCCTGCACTAGCCTTAGATAGCTTGTATGATATTTGCTTACTAGCCTCTTCATAAATATCTAATAATTCTTTTTCCTGATCTTGTAGAAGTCTTAGAAATTGCTTTCTACCTTTTAAAATTCTCTGCTGATATAAGTTCATTATTCACCACCAGTCTTATATATACTTTCATCTAGTTCGCTATTTATGGACTTTTGAAAAGAATCTGCCATTCTAGCCTCATTTAATTTTGTTACTTCATCTATTACCTCGCTAAGAGCTTTTTCTATATCTTCTTCATTGCTAAACTCTTTCATGTAGTTTCTAATAGATCTAGCATTCTTTTCAACTTCATCAAGTGCAAGTTTTTTCTTATCTTCTTCATCAGAAGGTAATGGATAGTTATGCGTAAATAGAGTAGTATATTTTAAAGCTCTCCATTCTTCTTTGAAACATCCACCATAACAATGTTTTGAAACCTCTATAACATATTCTATCAAGTCTTTAAATACTGGTTCCCAATCATTCCATTTCTCTTCACACCTAGCAATTAAATCATTATAAAGATATATCATAGCCTTGGCACTAGGTATATTATTTAAATCACTTATCTTAGGCATATCTAGTGTTTCTTTCATATCACTATCTGCTCTATCAAGATAAGAATCCAGTGCTGAACTACTACCTATATTGTATTCTTGCCTCTGAATAGTAGCTTGCATCCCTTCTGCCAACACTTCATCTCTAGTTTTTATTGCATGTACTGCATTAGGAGCTATAGTTAATCTATTTACATCATCTTCATTGGCATCAATAATAGCTTCTGAACCAAACATCTGAAATCTTAAAGCATCTGCAAAATCACTATTTCTTTTATTATATTGATTCTGTGCATCTCTTAAATCTGTAATATCACTTTCACCAAAAGTATTATTGAGTTCTCCACCATTTCTTATAAGCCAACATGGTATAGCAGAAAATCCTGTGTCATATTCAATTTTTTCTATTAAATCTGTATTCTTGTAAGTTTCTTTCTTATACCAAGCTTGAGGTGTACCAATTGTTTTATCCATTTTGTAATAATAAGTATGTAAGTAATAAATTTTATCCTTATCTTCTTCCTTATAAACATTCATTTCATCTTCTTCAAAAAAGATAGTTTTTAGTAGTTTCCCATTTCTCTCTTTATAAAAGAAGTTCTCTATACTCTCATACTTAATTACAATTGGTTCTCCTGGATTAGCTTCTGCTCTTAGAAGTACTCTCTTTTTAATAGTAGCTTCTAAGAATGCTTTTCTAGTATCATTCCAGAAATTATTATTTTCAAATACATCTTCTATAAATTTTCTTAGTTCTTCACATTGTTCCTTATCCTTTAAATCATCAGCTTTAAATATAATAGTAGGCTTTTTTCCAAACATCCAGCGTGCTTGTTTCTTTAATAATGGTTTAACTTTATTTCTAATATCTTGAGTAGGTTTATAGTCAACATTATCATCTATTGGCCAATTTTGACCATATAAAGTTGGATTGTCTTTTGCTTTTTCTAAATCTATAGATTTTCCTTTGTAATAATAGTAATCAGTAAATACACGTTTCCTTTCAGCTATTTCATTATCCGGCAACTTTAATAATGTGTCTCTTATAGTTCTTGCTTGTTTCTCCATTAGAAAACTGTACCTCCTTTCCTGTTGTATGGATCATTGGTTGTTTTCTTAACAACACCTTTTCCTTTTTTATAAACTTTATCATTGTATTTCTTTTCTTCATTAAATCTTAAAATATCTCTTTCAAGTGCATATCTAGTAGCATCAATAGTGTGGTTATTTTTATCTGGATATTCTCCTTTAAAGTTTCCATCTTTATCTTTTTCAAGTTCATACCCTAAAAATTCTCTTTTAGCATTTGGACAACATATAGGATCAATAATTATTTCTTCTATTTCTTCACTTAAGAACTTTATCCCATGTTCAACACTATCAGGGCCCTTTATTGCTCCTATAATATTTAATCCTAATTTTCTAAACTCACTTATTGTTCTAGGCTCTGCACTATCTGCTGTTACTCTCATATTCAACTTATTTTTCTCTTTAATAAACTCAACTGCCTTACTATTTCCTAATTGAACTTTTACTATTTCATCAAAAATATAAAGTCTTTTTCTTGTTTTGTCATAATGACATTTTATATAAGCTAGTGGATCTGCAGCATATCCAAAATCTAATCCATTTTTAATATGATCAAATACTTTTATTTCATCATCACTTATACTTCTAACAGTTACATTTCTAAATACTTCCCCACCAGTTCCAGTTACTGCGCCTAGATAATCATGGTCATATTTAGTTTTATTAACCTTCTTAAGATGTTCAGCTTCAATTATAAACTGTTCTCCTAACCATTCTCTAGGTACTGTTAAATATGTTGAATGATGTACAAACTTATCTTCTCTTTCTTCTAACACTTCCATATTAGTCCAATTTCTTTGACTTTCTGGTGGATTAAAAGAATAGAACACCTTAAACTCTGGACCACCTCTCATAAGAGATTGATTAACATTACGTATCTTATCATAATTTTCAAATTCATCTACTTCTTCATACCATATATATTTAACCCAACCTTTGGATACCTTTGTAGACTTTAATTTTTTAACTTTATCTGCACCTCTAAATAATATTGCCTGTCCGCTTGGTTTATAAGTTATTCTTAATTTACTTTCTGGCATATCCCATTCATCTTCTACATCTAACATATAAATAGCCCATTTAATTTGATCATAAACTGATTCTCTTAATGTTTCTTTAACTCGTCTTATTACTAGTCCATTAGAATATATTCCTTCTTGAGCATCTCTCATTATTCCAAGTACAATTTCTATAGAAATAAAAGAAGACTTTGTACTACCTCTTCCACCTTTAAACCAATAATGTGTATGAAGTCTATTCTTAATATCCTTATGAGCATCATAAAAGCTTTCTGCTATAATTGATTTTAATTTAACCTTAATCATCTATATCATCCACTATCTGAATAGCTCTAGAATTAGTATTTCTATTACCATTAACTTTTTCTATATCTACTTTAAGTTTTTCTATTCTTAATTTTTGTTCTTCAGTTCCTAAGCCACTACTTATCATTTCGTCATACTGTTTAATTAAACTCCTGAGCTCGCTCATGGCTCTACTCTGTGCATTTAAAAAAGTGGCCTGCCTATCCCAAGCAAACTGAAATTCATATTCTCTTTCCTCCGAGGAACTCTTATCTCCCCATGAATCTTTTGTCTTTTTCAATTCCTTTATCATTTCTTCTTTTGATTCAACATGCATTATTCTCTGTGCTCTTATTATTGCTGCATACTGTAACATTATCTGGTCCCATAATATATCTAAAGGTTTCTTGGCTTCTATTTCCTCCATTATAATTAAAGTTTCTTCCGGTAGGTACTTACTAAAAAAACCATGTTTCTCCGCATTCTTATTCTTTGCTGGAGCTCCATGTCCTACTGCATTCTTATTATTTAAGGGTGCACCCTTTTTATTTTGGTGTGCACCCTTCTGTTTTTTATCTTCTGACCAACCATATCTTTTTATCCAAGACTTTACTGTATTTAAACTAACTGAATACTTTTCAGCTAAGTCTTTATATTTCATACCTTGTAAATAATCTTGTTTAGCCTGTTCTCTTATATCTGGTCCTCTTATATTTTCCATACCACCACCTCGTTGCTAGTTGCTTTGTTTGTTTTGTATATAAAAAAGAGAGCCTTAGAGCTCTTTAATTTTTTTTATTTAATGATTTTAAAAGAGATATTGTAAAATTTTTGTGGTTCAAATAAACTTTCATGTATATTTAATTTTAATTTTTCAATTAAAAGAAAATGTTTGAATATATTTCTTCTCTTCTTTATTATAATTATCTTTTTATTTTTCTCCATTAACCCTACTATCTTTTCATGAGTTTTAGTTTTTAATATTGTATCTTTAGGTAAATATTCTATACTATCTTTTAAATTTATAGAAAAAATTTTTACTATGCCATATGAATTTTTATTTTTTAAAATTCGTATAGTATTCTTATCAACATCTTGAAATACCTTATTCTTAAATATTATGCCCCTTGAAATATACATAAAAATTCCGTTAATTCTTTTTTTAAACATAGTTAATTCTATAATTGTCCATATACATATAATCAAAATTGCCCATATACATATAGTTATAATTGGTACATACATCATAAATTAAGTTAGTGAGAAAATTTATTATATTTTAATACTCACCAAAACTTCACCTCCTTCTTTATAGTAAATTCTACAAGAAAGAAGAAATTCCTACTATAATCGTTTGACTATTTTTAATACATATACAATATATAGTATAATTTATATATTGTGTATGATTTGATTTATTTTTGCCTTAACGCACCATTAACTCTTATATAGCTTCTCTCACTCATAAATTCTTTCAAATCATCTGCTATATTTTCTTTCTTAACCTTTCTACTAGAACAATAAGGACACACTAAATATCCTTGCATAACTTCTATGTCTTCTAATAGTAATACAAATTCTCTTTTACAACTACGACACACATAGCTTGTATACATGCTTAGCATATCCTCACCTTCTTTCATATATTAAAAAAGAACCCTGTTAAGAGCTCATTTCTTTTTTAACTTTTCATTAATAAACTTATTATACTGATTTAATGCTGCATTTAATATCTTGCTTGCTGTTACTACTTCTGGATCAACTAAATTTCCCTGTTTTTTATTTATTAACTCATTTAATTAAGCCCTTAATATATCTATATCTTTTAATAGATCCTCTAATTCAGACATACTAACACTTCTATAATTAGTACTAACTATAGAAGTGTTGTTTATAATTATTGCATATAAATTTAATTAATAAGCTCTAGTGATATTAAGATTAACTAAATGTTTTGGTGTTAGCTTCACAATGCCACCCTCCTCAGTTTATTACTTCTTATATCATTCGCTTATAGAATCTTTTAAAATTATTTTTTTTAATATTTTTTTCTTCTATATTTAATTCTACTTCTTTCAAAACATTTATACACATATTATAAAAGCTTTTTTTAAAGATATGTTCTTTATAAAACTTAAATCTTAGTATCATAAAGGCAATTATAATAAAAATTATAAATTTAGTTAATTCAATTAACAAGTTATCCCTATATGCATACTTTCTGAAATTAGTCATATCCTCATTTAATTTTTGTTTCAACTTTTCTCTATCCTTTATTTTTTCATCTAATTTCTTTGATTCATCTTGTGTTAGCTTAGATTTTTCCATGGTTTCTATATATTGTTCTATAGTTTTCAATTTATTATTTTTTTCACTAATTGCATTCCAACAATTATTTATTGATATAGAATAAAAGCTTATAAAAGCTGACATAATTACAGATATTATTATTGCCAGAAAAGAACTCAACTCAAAATTCAACATTTTATCTATTTTTAACTTTAGTTCTGTTCTTTTTTCACATACACTTCTTTTGTCTTTATACTTATTAAAATAATCATTCCGTATACATGAAATAAATTTAATATTATTTTTTGTAATTTTCATTCCTGTTTCCTCTTTTAATAATTGCCTATAGGTTTTATCTTCCGTGGTTAAAAAATGAGACTCTACAGCAAATGCAATAATGCAAATGATCATTAAACAATATACAATATTCATTACAGACACTCCTCCCAATACAAACATTTCTACATTTTAGGAGGTTTTCCTCTATTTATATGCCAAAATTTTCTTTTATAAATTTATAATTTCAAGTATATTACTTCATGTTATTTAGTTTGCTTTTAATTTTACTTTATATAATTATATTTAAGTAACTTACTCTATTTTCCCCATGTTCTTTGCTTTATCCTCCCACCTCTACCCCTACAATAACTATCATGACTCATAAGATCCATAACATCAGAAAAAGAGAGGTCCTCTTTCTTACCTCTCCTAGACTTTTTCTTATTCTGTTTTCTGTTTTTATTTAATTGCTTATGTATTCCTGGTTGTTGTATTTTTATTATTTTTCCTACTTCCAAACCTCTCACTTCCTTCTAACTAAATACATTGTCCAAATTAAAGTATTAATGTAAAATATAGTTATAATCTGTATCACTATATTTTCAATGAGATGATATTCAAATGGGAAGAAAACGAGTAACTGTAACAAATGAATCTGATTCAGGTAGAAACAATACTTTCCACGACAACTATACTGGTGAAAATATGACTAGAAAACAATTTGTAGATAAAATAAATAATGGTAATTATCAAAATTACCACGTTCGTAAAATAAATGGAGTTGATACTCCGGTATCTAATCCAGACAATGGTAAAAATAATAATTTAGATTAAACTTATTTTTGTGATGCAGATTTAATATTTACTTTATAATCACGATTTTCTATTATTTCACTATCTGAAATTACGGCTATAACCTCATTTTCTTTTGTTGTAATTATAATCTCTCTAATGTTTTTTTCACCTATTCTCATGTTTATATCCTCCCATCATACTTAGTTATAAATATAATCTCCTGGGCTAATCCAGGTATGTAAAAAACACCTAAGGTTTATATCCCATAAGTGTCTTTTAGTACATTACACAATAGTTAATTTAAATTTATATTTGACTTTAAGTCATGGTGTCGCTGGAAGGAATTGAACCCTCTATCTCCTAGTCTTGTTACTGCATGCTTCTAGGCGCGTTATCATTACGCTACACTCGACATAATAAAAGTAGGATCAACCAGTTAAGATCAGACTGCAGTTGTATTTTATAACTAGTATAATATAAAAGAAAAAAGGTAGCACCTTAATTGGAGCTACCTTTTTTGTCTATAATAATTTCATGAAGTCAACCACTGCTTTAGCAGTTAAAAATCTATCTTGTCCTTTTATATTTTTAACATTACTTCCTTTTGGAACTTCTCCTCCACCAACAAGATAAACTACATCATATTCTGTTGCATCTATATTTATATTTTGTTTCAAAGGGCAATCTAAATCACGTGCTAAATATTCAGCTGCTCTTTTATCAGTAAAATTATTGTATAATACTATTTTATGTTTAGCTTTCTTTTCCCCTTCTGTAATAGTTAAATTATTTGATCCTTTTGCTCCTGATTTACTTAATATATGATCTATAACTCTTTCAAGTGTGTTATTTGCATTTGATCCAGTTATCAATGTATCTAAATATTGAGTTCTACCTTCTTTTCCACAACCAACTGCATAAACATTATCTACACACTCATAATGGAACGGTCTATTATTTTCTATTGTTGAACAACTTAAAAAATCCCCTAAATATTCTGCCGCATTTTTGTCTATACCTTCATTATAAATAACTATATCTTTCACTTTCTTTTCCTCCTTTTTTTCTCCTGTAGAAGCAGTATTTCCACTTCCAAAAAACATAGCAGCTTCCTCTCTACGCCTTCTCAATAAGCCATAAACAGTTTGTCCACCTGCTTTACACCACATACAAAAATCATTTGTAATTCTTTCTCTATCTCTAACCCCATTACAAATATCCCTATATAATGTAGAGCCTAAAAGTCCGCCAGTTCCTATATTGTATGCCATAGATACTAAAGCATCAAATTGATTTTGATTAAGCTTAACTCCTCTTCTGTCTAGATCCTGTTTTATTGGTAATGCATATTTATTATTCAATAAATTCTCTAGCATTCGGCTTGCCTGTGCTTCTGTTACACTTGATAATCCTTCTATTTCTTTCCCTGTCATTCCATATCCAAGAGTTTTAACTCCAACTATGTCATAATAAGGTGTAGGATAAAAGCCTTCAAATTCTTTTACAAAATCAACACACTGTTTTGAAACCAATCCCATATATATTTTTACCTCCTAAAATTTTATTTTAAATAACAGGTTTATTGCTGCTCATGCTATAATTGTCATAATCATTCTATCCTATTTCATTTTTTAACCTTATTTTTATTTAAAATAGATAAAATTAAAAGACACCTGAAATTAACCAAGTGCCTTAAGCAGTTGCATTATTTTGTACAATAAAATCTCTGATATTTCTATACTACTATTATATTTTATTCTTACACTGTATTTGTCCCAATTTTGTCCCAAATTTGTCCCACAATTTTTTATTTAAGATAAGAATTATACATTATTAAATCTTTTATCCCTTATTTTATGAAGTTACTCCATTGTGCTATACTTTCTATTAGTTCATCCTTTTTCCTATAAGCCGTACTTCTAGCCCCTCCAAACATTTCTACTGCTATCCAATCTATACTTTTACCTTCTCCATACTTGCACTCTACAAACCTTTTGCTTTCTTCATTTAGTGATGAAAGATTATTTTCCATCACTGATATTTGTTCCTCTATTTCCCTTATTTTATATTCTAGTTTTCCTTTTTTCTTAATATTTTCTCCTAGCTCTAATTCTAATCTTTCTATCTGTCTTATTAATTCTCTCTCTGCATAACTTGTACCATTACTAGAGGTTTGTACTCTTTCCTCGTATATTATACTTTTAGATTCTTCTTCTAATGTTACATTATTATTTTTAATCTTATCCATTATAGTTTCTATTCTTTTTGAAATATGGCTTACTCTACTCTTTAATTTACCTAATTCCCTATTATCTCTAAAATATCTATATAATCTGCCTTCTGTCTTTGCATATATTTTTTTATCTAGCATACTTATTCCTCCTGTAATAGTTTGGAATCCTCATATATATTACCTATAGGTACTTAATATGATTAAATTATGACTTAGTATTTAAACTCCCAATATTTAGGTTTCGTTAATCCCTTAGCTTGTATATAATCTTTTATTCGTACTTTCATTTCTTCTAAATTGAAAATCTATTTACCATATTTAGTAATTCCTCCTCAGAAGCTTGGTATTCATGAATATACTGATAACCACTCCAGTTATCTACTCCACAAGCTTCTAAGGCATATAGCTTATCCTCAGCTTGTAATAATTCTAAAAATCTTTGTTCACTGATTTGCACCATTTTAATACTCCTCCCTTAATAGTCATAGTAGCCTTATTATTTATACATATTATTCTCATTATCACTTTTTGTACTTAATATCTTTGAATTACAACGTAAAAACACTGTAAAATTCAAATTTGAATAATACAGTGTTTTAATAAATCGTTCGTCTTTTCAGTTGTTACGTTAAAAATGAATATTCCGTATTATGCTTTAGCCTCCACCAGTTCCTAAATTAATATACCAATACTTTACCTTACCAAAAATATACTTATAGTCTATATCATAATGGTCTGGACCTATAGCAGGATTATTACAAATGTATAGTGTACCATATTGTTTGTCAGGAATTGGTAGTTCAGAAATCTCTGTCTTAAATGCTTTTATAAAATAACCTTTTAAAAATAGGTCTGTTCTTATAACTCTTTCAACAGTTGAATGAGTATACATATAAAATGATAATAAAATAGTACACGATAAGATTATTTTAACTGCCTTACTTCTCAATTTTCCCCCCCCCATGGATTAATTCATCATATTTTACTATTTTAACTTAACTAATGGTAATTATATCATATTTACACTATCTTATATGGTTATTTTTGTAACAGAAGTAAAATATCTTGCTTTTTTAACACTGTATTATTCAGTTTTCAAAGAACATTATTCGTATTTCAAATTTCAATAGTTATGTCGCCTAATAATCAAATTACGTATTACTTATATATCTTCTTGCCTTTTATATAGTGTTTGTAATGCACTTATTTCAGCTTGCAGGGCTTGTGCCTTATCTCTACCAGCTTTATATCTATACTCTGATAGATCTCTTTCAAACTTCAAATTAGATATATTGGCTCTTGCTATATCTCCAACTATACTTACTGGAACTTTTTCGCCTCTAAGCTTCATAATTTCCATTCCTAAAGCTTGTCTATATTTTTGTTCTGCTTTTGCATATTCTTTAGCAAGAGCAAATAATTTATCTCCACTCTTTTGTAATCTCTTGGCTGCATTGTATATTTCTTGTGCTATTTCTACTATATCTACTCCCACTATCTCACCTCTAAACTTCTTCTAAATCAAGCTCCACTCTAGGTTCTTCTCCATACCATTTTTCGATACAACAATTTACTATTTGTTTATCATCATCATAAGCAATAACATTTAAGCTATCTAAGATTATCTTGGCTATATTATCTACATCAGGTTTCTTAGTAGGTCTTATATTACCTTTTATCATTTCTTCTCTTTTCTTCTTACTAGTACTTTTAGGTATTAAACAAAAAACTTTCATATCTGCTCTTATTGGACCTTCTAATCTTTTTTTATCTTTAGTTAATAGATAACATTCCTTTACCCAATTCTCATACTCTACTGTCTTTTTAGGTGTATATGCCACACCAGTTTTAGTACTCATTCTTGGTCTGGCTTTACCTTTTGGTTCTCCTGGTATAATTATTTTCAATCTGCTTCCTCCTTTGTTTATAGGACAAGCAGTAAATTAATAATTACTGCCTGTCCATGTTTGCTAAGATATTATGTTAATGTTTTCTATTTCTTTTAATTCTTCTTCTAGATAAGCTTTTATTCTTCTCATGGCTTCATTTCTCCATGCTCCACCATCAGCCTCATAAATTGCAGCAGATGGTCCTTGTTGCATTCTAAATATAAACTTACTTAAAGGTTGTTCAATTTCTGGGAATGTTCTATATGGTGCTAATGTTACTGGATTAGGCACTGCTGCTTGTCCTACACTTGCTACACCAGTTTTAATTGTTACTGCTTGAGATACACCATCATCACCTGTACTCTTTACTGCTTCGTCTTTTATTAGTCCTGTATATTTTAATAAAACCTCTTTATCTCCTACATCTACAAATGAACTTTGAAGCATTATATTGAATTCTTCTGATCCTATGAATCTGTCATAGTAAATGTTGTTTGGTAGTATTGCCTTAGCTCTAATGTATTCTTCACGTTCTCTATCTGGATTTAAAGGACTATATAATCTAACTTCATCATATGATTTAACTTGAACTAATAGCTGTTCTGGCAATATATCAATATTAGCCTTTATATAATCCACTAATCCTGTAAGTGTTGATACTGTTAATGTGTCTGCTAATGGTCCTGTAACTCTATCTAATCCTTTTGTTGAAAAAGTTCCTTGATCTAATTGAATGATTGGGTCCCTTTTCTCTCCTAAATTTACTAAGTATTCTAAAGCTTCTTTATTTATCATTTTTCATTCCTCCAATTTTATTTTTATTATTTTACTAATTTGATTCCTTTAAGATCTACTTCTTTTTCTTCTGCGGTAGTTAATACTTCGCCAGTTTCTTCATCAACTCTCATAGTGCTTTGGCCTGGTATTTGTTTCTTGTATTCACTCGCAAGTATTCCACCTTTTCCATCTGTACCAATTACAATCTTAGCTGCAAGTGGTTTCGTTGGAGCTAATTTAGGTTTTGCCACTATAGATACTTCTGTTAATTCTCTATCTTCACCACTAACAAATGTCATATCTATAGTTAACTTTCTTTTTGTTTTGTACTCTGTATTTGGATCTGCAATGTTTTCTAACACCTCCTTTAAAGCCATATTGATTTTTTCTGCCAATGCTCCATCAGCAAAGGTTTCTAGGTTTATCATCTTATTATTCATAGCGTTCTCCCTTCTGTTCTAGTGTTTTATTATACTCATACACTGTAAGTATAGAAATCCTTAGAACTATCCTATACCTACAGTATTTAGTTATCTAATTTATTTCCTCTGCATCTTCTTTTCTTATGATCCCATCTTTAATTATATAATCTTTTGCTGGATAACTTAATTTCTCTACTTTATATGTTTTACCTATTTTGCATTTATACCAGAGGTTCTTATTAGAACATTTCATAATTATTACTTTCATAGGTCCACTTCCCTTAATTAATAATCTTCTCTAAACCATATCTCATAATCTTCTGGATCTTCCCCTTGGTCTAAAATAATTTTTGAGCCATGTGCATATATCTTAAATAGCAATTTGTCCAATCCATGCAAGCCCCCTAAAATTTTCTTTGTGTTTATCTCATCACCTTTTAGTTTTATGCTATAAGGTTTTCCTTGGCTTATATCAATTTGATAGTCAGCATTATATTTATTTCTAACATCTTCATCTTCATGTAAATAAACATGTGTAAAACTTCCATTCTGTTCTATTTCTAAGTAAATTTTATCTTCTTCATCATATTCCCATTCATCTCTGGAATCTTCACCCTTAAGTTTCTCTATTAGTTCGCTCAACTGGTATTCATCCTTTACATCTGATAGCATTTCCTCTGTTGTCTTCTTTATTTTTTCTATACCTTGAACAGTAATTGTTTTATCTAATTGTTCTTTAATTGCTGCTAATACAAGTGTGTTATATCCTTCTATACCTAAATTACTTAAATCTACATTCAAATTTTTCTCTATATGTTCCTTAAGGTTTTTACCAAAATCACTCCATTCTCTGAAAACATCATTTATTATCTCTATTATTGTTTTTTCTAATCTTTTCTGAACTACTTCCTCTACAAACTTTTCTTCCTCTAATTTAACTAAACTATCATTTACAATTTTATTTATATCTATCATTTTTTACTTCCCCTTTCTTTTATTAAAATGCCTTACCATGCTTATATGGTCTATTTTTATTCTTGTCCATCTTATTTTTAATTTCTTTCTCTAGATCTATATCTAACCCTCCAGCTAAGTCTGCAACTCTTATTACTATATCTGCTAACTCTTCTTTGAAATTCTCGTAATCTCTTTTTCTAAGAGCCTCATGAGCTTCTGAGACTTCGTCTGTTATAAGCATTAATCTATTCCCTATAGCATTACATTTATCTATTTTCACTTGTTTTTCTCCATCTTTTGAAATGTTTATTGCCATGTTTTCTAGTTGCTTAATTCTTTCCCAATCTTCCCAAAAGCCATGATTCTTAGCATTGTCATATGCATCTTTTACTAGATCTTTAATTCCCACTATTTCTTCAACTCCTTTAAGCACCTCTTGCAAATATTTTTACCTTTAAAGTTTATAATTTCACTTGCCTCTCCACAGAATATGCAAGCTGGAGCATATTTCTTTAAGATGATTTGCTCCCCTTCTGTATAAATTTCTAGTCCATCACCTTCCTCTAAATTTAAATTTCTTCTTAATTCTTTAGGGAAAACTATTCTTCCTAGTTGGTCCATCTTTCTAACAACTCCTGTACTACGCATATCTTTTCTCTCCCTTCTTTATTTTAATAGCTTGCTCAATACTCCATCCATGATTTAATCTGTCATATAATAAATGTCTATCCACCCCATATTTTTCTGCAAGTTCAGCCCCAGTATATATTTGGCCTTTATATTTTAATGATTTATTATTACTTCTGTTATTGCATTGTGCCTTAACATCTACCCATCTGCAATTTTCTTTAAAGTAACCTTTTGAATTATCAATTCTATCTATTGTAAGATTATCAGCATATCCGCATTTCATATCATTCCAAAAGTTTTCAAACCTCTGCCATTCTTTACATAAAATTATTCCTCTTCCACCATATCTTTTATAATCTTTACAATTGACATTCTGACATCTAAACTTAATTCCATTCCATATACGATACTGTCTTGTCCTACTCATGCCATGAGAAATATTCAATTACATCTCTCCCTTATTTTTATTTAATTCATATAACATTATTTCTTTGCCTACTGCTCTTAAAGCCTTGTCTAAATCTTCAGTTATAAAATACTGCTTGGCTGCTTCATCTGCCCATAGATTGGCTCTTAGCTTTAAATTTTCTACTTCTTCCTGGTACTTGTCCAACAATTCCAAGCTCTCTAGTAACAAATCCTTATAGTCCATGCTTTTCTTTACATAGTCCTTTAGAATGAACTTTAAAATTGTATTTTCTTCTTTAAGTCTTTGTGTTTCTTCTGTTCCTTTATTCCCTATTTCTTTAACTAATATGGTTATCATATTTAAGCCTCCATTCTTCTATATTGCCAATTTAATTTTCCTTGCTTTATAAGCTCTTTTCTCTTCCAAGATATATTTTCTGTGCTTCTCCCTAGCTCCCAAGCTATTTCTCTATCTAATGCTCCATCTTTTTTCATCCTTATTACTGTATTTACTTCTTCATCAGTCCAAGGTATATTTACTTTTCTACAAGGTTTTAATCCTAATCTTGTAGATCTATTTCTTACACTGCTAGGGCTTCTATTTAAAAATTCTGCTAATTCTTTTAAACTTCTTGAAGTCTTCCATAAGTTTTTTAATTTTCTATCCTCTAATTCATTCCAAAGTTTGTATTGTCTTTTAGGTCTTTCTTTGAAATCTTTTTTTCTTTCTGAATCAACCCAATTGGGCTCTTTACCTAATAGATTTTTTTCTAACTTTGAGAAGTTAATTATTCCTTTGTTGTCTTTGGCCCATTTCCAAAAATCCTCTGTTTTTATTCTCCAAAACTTTCTTTTGCATCTAACTGCCTTGTATTGTGCCTTTAGTCCTTTATTCTTTATCCATTTATCAACAACCACATGTGCATCTATTTTAAATACTTTTGCAATCTCTGCTGCTGTTAATTCCCCTGTAGCTTCTAATGCACTAGAAAGTCCTAACCTACCAGCCTTAATTTCTATAGCATTTTCACTTCTACCAAGTTTTTTAGCTATTCTTTTAAGTGTTGTTTTACCATAACGTCGCTGTAAATATTCTTCTTCCTCTTCCGTCCAGATGCTATTTCTTGTTTTTATGTTATATTTTTTCATAAGATATGCTATTTTATTTTGGGTCATTCCTAGTTTTTCTCCTACTTGCTTTTGTGTAAGTCCTTTGTTGTATAATTTTTTTATTTTTTCTATAATCTCTTGATTCTGCATCCCTAACCCTCCTATTCCTGTGGCATTTGAAATACAAAGTCCCTAGTTGTTCTTTTCCCATTGTATATATCATCAAACTTATTTCCTTTAATTATCCTATCCCCTATCATATCTAACACTTCTAATGCTCTTTTTTCTGTAGCATATTCTCCTAAAAAGTAATGACCACCGTATACACTTACTCCATCAACCTCTATATTTTCACGATTCACTAAGACATCTTTTCCTTTACTTCTAATCCACATATTTTTATCCCCCTTATGCTCTTAATCTATAATTATTTTCTTTACCTGTAATCTCTACCGTATAATCCTTTGCCATTTCAATTATTCTACTTCCAACACCTTCATCAAAATCTAAAAGCATATCAGCAGTAAATTCAGAACTAACTATTATTGGTAAACAATTAAGAGACCTGTAATTTATAATCTCAAACATAATATTTATATCTGATTCAGTAACCTTACCTTTGAATAAATCATCTATTAACAAAATCTTCGCTAGTTGGTATTTACTTAACTGCTTAATGTAATATTCTTTATCTAGCATATTTTGTTTTATACTAGTAACTACATCTCTATAAGGCATATATACTACTGGAATTTTCTTATTTTCTAAAAAATTTACTGCTAAAGCTATACTTAAATGTGTTTTACCACTACCTACTTGACCTATAAAAGCTATACTATTTTGTCTTGTATTCTTTATACTTTCAAAATTTTTATAATAATCAATCGCTGTATCTTTAGCTAATTCAGTTATCTCATTATAGGGTTTATAGTTTGAAATAGTTTGCTTAGATTGCTCTGGATTAATTCCTGAAGCTTTCCATAATCTTTTAGCTTTTTCAATTTGTTGACATTTGCACATTTTAAAAACAGGCTGACTATCTTCTCTTTCTTCCATAATCCATCCTGACCCATCACATTCTGTACAATTATTTTTCTCTTTTTCAAATGGATCATATAAGCCCTGTTGTATCGGTTTCTCCTTTAAGTTTTGGAGTTGGTGCTTTGTATCCTCCCCATTTGCTTTTGCTCTCTCCTGTATTCTTTTTATAATTTCTTCTATTGGCATCACCTTTCACTTCCTTTTTTTCTTTAATTCCTCCATTAGCTTTCCATCTTTCCAATATGCTTTTAACATAGTCATATCTATGCACACCTGCTTCATCTGATATTTCTGCTGCTTTCATAACCCATTCCTTAGAATATATTTCTATATCTGCTGCTATCTTTTCTATGAGCATTGATGATAATAATCCAAAATTACATTTTTCAAAGTGTTTAAATACTTCCATGTTTCCTTTACTACTATTACTACTACTATTAATATCATTATTTAGTATAAGTTCATTATTTAGTAGGGGCGGGTTTTCCGAAAACGGGTTTTTCCGATTTCGGCTTTCTCCGATTTCGGGTTTTCCGCATTCGGTTATTTTTGTACATGGTGAATTGTCCAAGTACTCTTTTGGCACTTCATAAACAGAATAATCATAACCACCTAGTAACTTACCTTTTGTATCCCTTTTTAAGTCTCGCTCTATATATCCAGCTTTAATAAGTTCATTTATGGCACTATTTAAGCTATCTTTTCCATCCTTGCAGTGCTTTAAGATTTCCTTATTATAAAATTTCCAATTATCTGGTCTGCTTAGAAAAATTCCCATTAATCCTTTTGCTTTTAAACTTAGTCGTGGATCAAAATCATAATAAGTATTTTTGATTACATAAGGATTATTTTTATCTTTTATAACTCTAAAAACTGCCATTATATCACCTTCTTTTGTTGTTTTATTTATACATAAAGTAAGACATAACCACAAAACTCCCAAATATTATTAATACTATTATTGCTAAAACTAAGTTAGCTAATAATTTATATCTATACTCCTTACTTACTGCTTTTTTAGCTATTTTTAAAGCTTTTATATCTTCTTCCCATATTGAATTGTCATCATCATTTGTTATAAAACTTTTGCTATTATCTATTAAGCTGTCTAATTGTCTTAAAACCTCTCTTCTTTTCATTTTCTCCATCCCCCATGTATATTTTTCTACTTTTGTCCATATACTAATGTTGAAATAGTGTGTTTGCACGTTGTATAATGGGGACAAGAGCTTTGCAGAGCTCTTATCCAGTTTTATAGGATTACTTTTAAGATGTGCCCTTGGCAGAGGGCATTTTCTATTCTAATTTTCTTTCATCTTCCATAGTTTCAAATATAACTTCATCACTGTTGCTGTCATACTTTATACAACTTATAAAGTATTCTGGATTATCAGCATCATATATCGCATATCCATTTCTATTTAATATGTTTAATTGTGCATTTATGCTTTCTAGCATAGTTTTAAATGCTTTATCCAAATTTCCCACCTCCATTCTAAAATGGAACTACTAAATCATAATGATTTATTTCATCTATAAGGCTTTCCACTTCATTTTTTATGTTCTCTATCTCTCCTTCTTCAGCATATTTTAAAACCCAATTTAAACGATATACTAATGCATCTTTATCGCTTTTATCCATATTTATCCCTCCTGGTCTTTTAGGAATGGTGGTAAATCCTCTTCTTTTATTTCTGGTGTATCTTCTTTTCTACTTAATCCTTTATCTACTAATATCTTGCACGCTTTTTGAATTACTTGATCCTTCGCATTTTTCATAAGCCAATCTATATAATCAGGAGCTTCTTTCATTATCTGTCCCAGAGTTTTACCTTTGTTTTTACCAAAGTTAATTTTTATGTTTCCAGCACTATTTTCATCTATGTTCTGCATTTGCTCTTGTTGTAAGAAGTCTTGTATATCATCTAGGTCCTGTGTAAATACATCACTTAAGCTTGCTACTTGTAATACTGCATCTATAAAAGCTCTCTTTTTAGCCATCTTTAAAATTGTATTTACTAAATCTGCTATATGTGGATTAGGGATCTTATACTTTATAGTTCCATATTTAGTAGTTACTTTTTCTACTGTACTAGGATCTATTCCATCGGGTACTTCATCAACATTCATATATCTATATTTCTTTTCCATGCTATTGCAATTCCCCACACCTTGACTTACTGGATTACCATTTCTATATAAAGTGCATTTTATGTTATAAGCAAAGAACCCATCTTTATAATCCTCTGTTCTTTCCAAAAACTCATACTCTGGGTTAAGTCCAAACATCATACATATTTTTTCTCCACCTGGTTTTAAAAGTGTGGGTTTACTTCCAATTCCAGCAATTACACCATAATCATGGTCTTGTTTTAAATTCTTTTGAATTACTGCTTGAAAAGTTGCTATCTTTTGCATAGTACCTTGTATAGTGTTTATATCTACACTATCTATAAGACTAGTAACTTGATTGTTTTTAACTATTTCTAATTGATTTTCCATTATGTTTCCTCCTATCTAATTCTTAAACTCTCTGTTTGTTTTATAGCAGCCCCTGATATTTCTATTCCTTCTTTAAGTGCCTCTAATATATCTTTTTTAACTAACTTCTTTTCAATTGCAAAGTACTCTTCTGGGATATTCTCTTCTTCTGTTATCTCAACACTAGGTACATTTTTCTGTATTCCTAATGTAAATACCTTACCTTTTATTTTTTTTACTCCTACGGCTTTCATAGAGTTTTCCGCATATTGTTTTAAGTTAGTTATCCTACTCTCTAAAGACTTTCTTCTATCTGCTAATCTTTTCTCTTCTTCTTTTAAACCTTTTGCATCCACTTCTATAGATTTAATTACTTTAGCTACATTTTCTAGTTTTATATCCATTTCCTCATGTATTTGATTTAAACTCTCTTCTAGCACTTCTTTTGGTACTTCTGGATTGTCTACCAAATCCAAAAGATTGTTATAATTTTGAGTTAACTCATATAATTTAGCCATTGCTTTTTTCTCCTTTATTTTTGTACCTCTTTATCTCCTTGTAACTAAATCAACTAATTGTTATCGCAGTGGCCATCCATTTTATTTTGGTGTGGCTCTTATCTTCGCCTACTCCCGCTCGAATTAGTTCATTTAGTTACAAGGATTTTGGTACTAATCGTAATGTTCTTACATATACATAAACTAGAGGAGTATATGCATTTTTGATGTAGTAAAATTTTTTTAAAAGGCTTTTCAGCCTTGCTTAACCAATTTCATAATTCTGTGTATTATTTTCTATCCAAAGCAACAAGTCTTTTTTAGGTATTCTTATTTTTCTTTCCCCTAGTTTTAAAATTGGAAAATTCTTTTGGTATATAAGTTCATATGCTGAATTTTTACCTATATTTAAAACTTTTCTCATTTGGTCCACTGTAAGCATCATAGGTAACTGTTCGAACTCCTTTTCTGTCACTACCACCACCTCCATAGTTCCTTCTCGATAAGCTCATTTGGTGTAACTTTTAGTGCTTTACATAATCTACAAGTTACCTGTATTCCAGGATTTTTATATTTTTCTTCTTCCAGTTCTGTAATATAACCTCTAGCTACTTTACTTTTGTAACTCAATTTCGAAATAGATAAGTTTCTCATTCTTCTATATTCTTTTGTTTTTAATACTGCCATTTTGGGAATTCCTCCTTAGATTTATTCCCCTCCATCTTACCCTTTTCTTATAAATCTAAGTGATGTTTCCATGCATCTATATTCCAAAGTTTTTATAGCATCTTCTAGTAGCCTCTTAGCAAATACTGCTGTAACATCCATTCCTTTAAACTCTTTTTCTACAAGTTCTAATATTTTATCTATTGTTTCTTCTCTTTTCTCTTGTGTAACAGTTACTTTTATATCTTCCATACTGTTACCTCCTAAAGGAATTTTTACATTTCTGTTGAATAATACCATTTGAAAGGTGGTTAAATCTATGACTATTAGTAAAACTATTCATTATTCATTAGGTACATCTATGGATAAACGTTTCGAAAGAAAATATAAAATTTTATCTCAATATAAAAAAGATATATCTAAAGAATTTGACACTATTTTTAAAACCGATGAAGAAAAAGCTATTGCTAATATTGCATTAGAAGTTTCTTCTAGATTACTATTTGAATATCTTAAAGAAGAAGCTGAATATGGTCGTTAATAATTTATTTTTTTCAATGCCTTAGAAAGAGCTGACGGCCATTCTTCTTTACCTTCTCTTATTAATCCTTTATAGTAAGATCTATCAAAGAGAAACGCTATCGCTTTTTCAAATTCTTTTTGCTGACTTTGAACTTCCACTTCAAGGTCAGTAATTTTCTTTTCTAATTCTTTTATCCTTTCTTCCACACTGCTACCTCCTAAAGGATTTTTTACATTTTTGTTGAATAATACCACTTGAAAGGTGGTGATTTTTATGATTAAATCTCAAACTGATAGAGTTCTAAGTAAGCATGGTGATGATTTTTCTATAGAGCGCAATAGTTCAATAATATCTACTACTAAAGGTTTCTTTTGTGGCCAAGAATATCCAAATACAATCCAACTTGCTAGTAATACTGATGTTAATGAAAATGATTGGATTATTCATAATTCAACTAATAGAAAATATTTTGTCAAAAGTGTTGAACCCATATCAAAATCTAATCAAACATTAGCTTGGATGGCTGAATATTTGTCAGAATCAGAATACGAAAAATCAATCTCTGAAGAAAATAAATCTACTTTTTCAATTGGAGCAATTTATGGCTCTGCAATTGTTGGTAACCATAATAATGCAACTATCAATAATGGATATAATCTAAACGAAATTCGTTCATTAATATCTTCCAAGCCCGCTGAGGATCAAAAAGATTTAAACAGGCTTATTGATAGAATTGAAATAATTACTGAAGATAATCAACCTGTTAGCAAAGGCACCTTAGCAAAATTTTCTGATTTACTAGCTAAACATTCTGACATTGCTATTGCCTTAGGGTCTAGTCTTGTGAATTGGCTTGCTACTCACTAATATCATTTTTGATTATCTTGATTGCTTTACTAATAAGTGAATCAGCAGTAATGATTAATGCTAATAGTTCATTATCTTTATCTTTTTTAAGTTGCTCTTGAGCTGGTACCTCAGGAGCTTCTTTCACTATCTCAACATTTTTAAATATCCAATTTAAAGCAAATCTTTTTAAATCATTATGATCCAAATTACTTTTGTCTTTTTCCAAATTAATTTCTTCTAAAAATTCATAATTCTCTCCATCTAAAACTTCAACTGTTATACAATATATTTCTTGGTCATATAGAAATCTAAAAATATCTATATCTACATAAAGTATTGTTCCTGTAGAAACATTTAAATTTAAATCCGTTGTTTTTATCTTTTTATTCATTAAACAACCTCCTCATTAAGTGAATACAAGTTTTTAGCAAGTTCCCTTACATCATTCTCATAAAGTTTACAAGCTATTTCGTAAAGTTCTGGTATTTTATTCATAACTTTATCAATGTAGTCAACTTTACTTTTTAACTTTGGTTTATGGCTTTTGTTATATTTCTCTAGTTTATTTTTTATACTTTCAATGTGATATTTCATTTCAAATTGCTTATATAGTTCATTCCAACGTTCTCTAAAATTTGCACCTTTATATCTAACAACCCTATTTAATATCTGTCTTTTCTCTGCTAGTGATATTTCATCTACGAGTCCCACTATAACGTCATCTTTATGCTCTATTTCTTTTTCTTTTAACGCTATGATCTCATTTTGTTTCCTTACAGTTTCTAAAGTGTTCCTGAAAACCATTTTACTTTGTTCATCCAAATAAGGTAGGTAAGTATTAATAAATAGGTCTTCACTTGCAACATAACCACCTGTTTTCCTTATAGTTGGTAGCACTTCATCAAAAACCCAAGTCTCAAATTTTTCTGCTGATGGTAATTCGCTATTAGTTATAAGACGATACATATCACCTTCTGGAATCACATTCACCTCTATAGTTTTATTCTTGCTTTGCGGATGAGGTATGTGGTGTTTTACCACCCACCTGCAATGTTGCTTAATTGCATTAGTAGTGTCTTTATAACCTAGTGATTTAGCAATATCAATTGCTACAAAATAATTTTTGCTGTTTATTTCAGTCATTCTTATTTGACCAAATTCTATATGTTTAAAAATTTGTACTTTGTTCCCCATTTTTCCATCCTCCGTTTCCCTATTTAATTTTCAAATAACTGCGCAAACTATAGTTAAACTATTTTTGTTATCGTTTTGGTAACATAAGTTGTAAAAAAAATTTCATCTACAGTTGTACTAAAAGCCTTTGCTAATATTCCTGCTTCATCTACAGTAAATGATCTGATACCATTTTCTTTTCTATTATATGCAGATGTTGTTATATCTAGTAAGTTTGCTGCATCTTTTTGGCTTAAACCATACTTTAATCTAAGTATTTTTAAATTTATATTAGATTCAGGCATTTGTTCACCGCCTTTCGTTTTGTTATTTATTTGGTAACTTAATTATATTATTATTATGGTAACATGTCAATACTTTTATTCATAGAAATTATATTTTCGGTAACAATTATTTTATTTTTGGTAACTTATTATATAATATTGTTATGGAGGTGATAGTTTGGTAACTTTCGGTGAAAGATTACGAAACGCTCGTAATCTAAAAGGAATCACATTAGATAAAATGGCAGATGACTTGCAAACAACTAAAGCTACATTAAGTAGATATGAAAACAATCTAAGAGAGCCTAAAGCTGATTTTATAAAAAAGATAGCTGAATATTTAAGTATTAATGTTGATTACCTCTTAGGGTCATCACCTAATAATGTAGAAAATAGTACATTAACAAAAAAAGAAACTGAAACTCTTTCGGAAGAATTTTTAGATATGCTTATAAAACATAAGAAAATTAAAACTAAAGAAGATTTAACTCCTCAGAATATATTAAAATTATTGAACGAAATATTTGATGAAATAGATAAGCAAAAATAAAGTAAAAGAAGGATATTATTTTTTTCCTTCTTATTTTTTTACTATTATGAGGAATTATATTCTATAATTGTAAATAATTAATTTTATCAAGGGAGTGTCTAGATTTGAATGATAGTGAAATTAAAGAACTTATTTTAAATGATAAAGAATATAACAATAGGAAAAATAAATTAAACAATATAGTAGCTAAAAAATTACTTTCTCCTAATCTTACAATATATGAACAAAAAGATTTATGTATAAAAGCGCTTAAGTTAGCTAAACAAGTATGTAATTATTCTAAGGAAAAAGGTTATAATGATTATTACGTAAGAAATTATGGCTACGATAAAAACCAGAATGATTTAAAGGCAATAGAATCTATGATAGATAGATTAGATGAACTTTGTAAAAATTATGAAAAAGATTATGAAAAAAGAATTAAAAACTTAAAACTTGAAAATGAATTTAATAAGTATTCTCTTGTTTTTGATGAAGCAAGAGAAAAAGAAAAAGCCGGTTATATTGATGAAGCATTAACAACGTACACTAATATTTTAGACAATTATATTCCTGAAGGCTCTTTATACTATGAAAGGCCTGCTATATTATTAGAAAAACTTAAACGCTATGAAGAAGCTATAAAAGTATGTGATTTGGCAATAAAGAATCAAAAAGAAAATAGCTTACATTTTCCTAAAGAAGATTTTGAATATAGGAAAAATAGATTAGTAAGAAAATTAAATAAAAATTGTGAAGCAACTAATAAAAATAAAAAACAAAATATTACTAAAGATGTTACAGTTGTTCCTCAAAATAATACTCTAAGAAATCAGGAAAATATAAAATTTCCTGATTGGTATATAAGTATATCTTTTGGTAAATCAACTTCTAAAAATTTCCCTCAAGCTGTAGGATTAGCTAAAATGGCTCCTCAATATATAGAAAATGAAATTGAAGGCAAGATACTTTACCAAGCAGTTTATTCACATAATCCTGATGAATACTTACAATTTATTAAATTATATGAACTTGTAAGTAAGTGGAAGTCATGTTTTATAGTTATAAATGGACAAGTTGTTGATCGTAAAATAATTGGTGGACTCAATTATTGCTACGGGGACAAATGTCGTTCTGGAAATCCTGACTTTTGTCATGGTGCTAGCTATATGACTGATAACCCATTTGGTTGTCATAGAATTCAAATAAGTAGATATAATAATCCCTGGTGGAGTTTCGGAATATTTGATACATCTGGTATATGGCATGTAGACAAAGAAGCTATTCTTAAGAGAATAATTCAATATTCTCAGCCATATAAGTTATGTCCTTGTTTTTCATTAGACAAGGTAAAAGAAGCATTAGAGAAATTACCAAACAGCATAAATCCACAAACTGATGAAAATTGGGAAAGAACAGGTGATAATATTTCTCCTAGCATAGATACTATCTCTACTTATTCTTCTATAACTTATGAGATTAAAGTTAATATAGCGCCTAATCATACTAGTAAAAAAATGTTTTAACAAATTCCAATTCTACTCATAATACTAATAATACTGCAGATGTAACTTCTCATTCTTCTCTCAACACTTATGATACTGCAGATATAGACTATAATTATACAAGCACAGCTTCTGGTTCTTCTTTTAGCACTAATAATGGTACTTCTGATTCTGATACTAATGTTAGTACAAATAAAAAATCAGGTTGCTTAACTACTACAATAATGATTATTTTTATAATATCATTTCTAAAAATTATACTATAGGACATATAATGCTGTCCTATAGTTTTTCTTTTATATATTTATGTAATTCAAGTAATTTATCTTTATTAATTCTATTAAAAATTTCAACAATATCTTTTTTTATATCATTGTATTCTTTTACACTTTCTATAGTTTCGATCTTAACCATCTTAATTCCCCCTACGTGTTGATAGGTTAATTTTTAATTGTCATTTTTGTTTCACTTTATGAACATATGTTACAAAATAATAATACCTCTTTTGGAAAATGTTTTTAACTACTTGTCTACAAATATTATAAACCTGAAACTAGCTCCGACCGAGCTGGTTTTATATAAAAATTTTATAAGTCAAAATAAATTTGCTAAAAAATTAAATGTAGATTCTACTCAAATTTCGGGTGGTCCAAACAATGATGACCAAAAAATTCATATTGGTGATTTAGTTCGAGAATCTTTAGGTTAAATATATGGTGGAAACCTTTTTAATGATTCCTCTTTCATTTCCTCAGGATAAAGCGTTTCCACTATAACCTTATCTTTTATTTTTTCTTTAATCCATGAGATTTGAAAATCATACGTAGATATTACTCCCATTATTAAATACTTCATATTCTTCATGCCTTCTACATTTTCACAATGTTCACTTATTTTTTTAATAACTTCAAGCTTTGCAATCTCCTTATATTCTTCTTCTCTAGCTAGAAATCGTTTTATTGACATTTCATCAATTTCTAATTCATTTGAATTCATTTTTTATCCTCCGCTATTAGATTTTCATTTCATACTATACTTACAAGTTACTTACCCTACCTCCTCCGTTTCCCTATTTAATTTTTTTAAAATTGCATAAACTATAATTAAGATATATTTAAATTTAGCAATTTGCCAATATTATTATTAAAAAAAATTTCATCCATAGTTATTTCTGGTATGCGTTCTTTAAAAAATTCAGTAATTGTTATCATTTCTGTTTGTGTAAAATCTATTTTACCTACTTCTTTTCTGTTATAAGTAGATACACTTCTATTTATTACTTTTGCTACATCTTCTTGGTTTAAATTAAACATTCTTCTGTAAGCTATTAATTTAGAATTCATATATTCACCTCCAGTTCATTTGGCGTTTTGCTAATTTTAACTCAATTATATATTAGCACATTGCCAAAGTCAATATATATTTTAAACTATTTCGAAAAAATTATACACTTTGCCAAAATAGTTTTAAACTTATTAGCATATTGTTATAATGTATTAAGAGGAGGGTTCTTATGGTTACGTTTGGAAATAGATTAAAAAAATTAAGAAAAGATAAAGGCTTGACTCAAGAAGAATTAGGTAAAATATTAAAAGTAACAAATGTAGCTGTAGCTAAATGGGAAAGTGATAACAGATTTCCAGATAAGGATCTATTAGTACAGATAGCTGATTACTTTAATACATCTTTAGATTACCTCCTTGGAAGAACTGAAAACATGGAAGGTATCATTCAAGAAGCAGACATAGATGGACATCATTATGAATTTGAATTAGATAAGAAAATATTTCCTAATGGAATAACTAGGGAACAAATGATAGATTATATTAAAGAATTAGAAGAAAGAAATAAAGAATTGGAAAAAGAGGCTGAGTTATCTAGAAAACTCAAAAAACTTGTTTCTGAAAATAATAAAGAAAATTAATGGCTGTTAAAGCTAAAATATAAATGGCGTAAAGCTAACAAAGATAAAAAAAAGAGAATCTAATGTTATCTTGATAATATTATTGAATTCTTGAATCTTTGTTAGCTTTTTTATTTTTTTTAAAAATGTAGAAAAATAAGATTTTAAGAGATAGCTTGTCCTAAAATTCTGAATACAGACAATTACATTTTAAAAATAAATATGTAATAATTTTCGTATAAAGTAAATTTTATATTAAAACTTGCAAATTTTATGTAAAAATATTAAAATATACTTGAACACATGTTCGACTAAGGAAAGGAGTCTTTAATTTATGTTTAATTTTAGAGGGGTATTAAGTATAAAAAAAGATGGGGAAACAATATATAAAAATAATGAGTACTGTAAACTGAAAAGGGAAGAAACTTCCTGTAAAAAATCCGATGAGTATGAAGTAAAATCTATGCAGGAGGTTGATATATAATGCAAAATGTATTTATAAGAAAAAGAGGTAATAAATACGTTGTTACCTTAGAATATAGAAATAAAGAGACTGGTAAGAAAAAACAAAAGGCCTTGGGATCTTATAATAAGAAAAAAGATGCAGAAAATGCCTTAATAGAAGAGAAATCTAAAATTATTAATGGCAACTTTATTATTCCAGAAAAAATAACTTTTGGACAATATCTAAAACAATGGTTAAAACACCATAAAAGCAATTTAAGTGTTACCACTTACCCTAGATATAAATATATAATAGATAAACAAATAATTCCTAATATCGGTGAAATAGAACTGCAAAAACTTACTCCTTTAGATTTAGAAGATTTTTATCATTCTATGCTTAAAACATTAAATTCTAAAACTGTATTACAGTATCACAGAGTAATACATAAGGCCTTAAATAAAGCTTACAAATTAGAATTAATAAATAAAAATATATCTGATTTAGTGGAGCTGCCTAAAATAAAAAAATATAAAGCTAAAGAATTAACTATAAAAGAAATTAAACAACTTTTAGAAGTTTCTAAAAATACTAGAGTAGAGATACCCATTAATTTAGCAATGGCACTAGGGCTTAGAGCTGGTGAAATACTGGGGCTATCTTGGGATAATGTTAATTTTGATAATAACACTATAGTTATATGTAAAACTTTAGTTAAGGATAAAACAAATAAAATATTGGTATTTAAAGAACCTAAAAGCGAAACTTCTATAAGAACATTAACTGTTCCTGAACAATTAATGGATATATTAAAAGAACATAAGAAAAAACAAAATAAGTTACAATTAAAAAGTTATGGTGCTTTTAGAAATGAATTTAACTTGGTTTTTACCAAATTAAACGGTGACCCAATGGCCAGTGATAGCCTTAGTAGCATATTTAGGGATTTTATAAATAGAAATAATCTGCCTAATATAAGATTTCATGATTTACGACATGCTAATGCTACACTGATGCTAGCTAGTGGTACTAGTATGAAAGTAGCTTCTACTAGACTAGGCCATAGCGCTATAGGTATAACAATGGATTTGTATACACATGTCCTCCAAGGATTGGAAAAAGAGGCCGCAAAAAATATATCAGATTTAATTTATTAG